CTGATGCTCATGCCTGCGGTGTTTTGAAATGCTTTCCTGGGAGAAAGCCCACATTCAAATCACCGCAGGCATGAGCATCAGTAAGGCCGAGAAGATCGTCCAAGATCACGGTCTCATGGTTTTATGGTCAATTATTGAGTCTGATCGGACTGGGCCTAGGAATTAATTGTTGACAAAATAGGCATACATAAATAAATACTGCCGCAAGGTGGTATTTTATGGATCTATTAAAAGTAGAAGAAACAATACAGGCTGGAGATGTCTTTTTAATAAGATTTAAATGTTTTTATTGTTCATCTTATAATCTTAATGATTGGAACAATTTAAAGTGCGACACCTGCCATATGAGCGGCGGCACATTTTTTGAATTTGATGGCGGCAAATCAAAATTTAGATGCCTGACAGGAACAAAAAGAAAATTCCTAAGATTGGGAAAAAAGAAGATCCAAACGCTCAGAGAAATACAATCTAATACCTGCGCTTATTGCGACCAAAACCTTTTAGATTACCATATAGATCACGTTATACCTCTTAGCTTTGGCGGGACAAATAACATCGGCAATCTTGTGTTGGCTTGCCCACCATGCAATCTCAAAGCTGGCAGCAAGGTATTCCCAAGTTTCATAGCCAAGAGAAGTTTCATCAGACAGGCCCGAGGCATTAGTCTGCATTAGACATGACAAGAGCTTACCCCCCTACTACTCGATCAGAGTAGCTAGTACAGGTTTCCCTGTGCTATAGTGTTAGGAGGTTAACAGATCATAGACTTTTGCATTATTGCTCCGCAGGATTCTTAGGCCACCGGCAGGAATAAAACATTAGCCCTTAGATCATTCTCAGTCTTTCACCTAGAACTTACTTGGGGGGCAACCCTCTCGGGCTAGTACGGTGTAAGCTCCCACCATGCTACTCGCTGCATTGCTGCAGTTACTATCATGGGTCCTGCTCTTGAACATTGGCAGGCTTATAACTGAGTCACTGAATTTTATCTTTCAGCATTTTCCAGGTACAGAAATCCCCTTCAAAAATAACTCTCCAGTTATGATTTACTCAGTTTCTTTACCTAGAGCTTCTGTGTTGCTCGTCGCAAGTGACAGCTTTCGCTAATGCAAGTCCATTCGCATTACTTTGTACCCAGTTTACAGACCGTGGGTAGAGCGTCTATTTTGATTCTTGTTTTAAGTTTACAAATTCTGAGGCGATTAGTAAAAGAAAAAAAACTTATCAGCCGGAGTGTGAGTAATGTTCAGATCTGAAAATCGAAGGCCACAATTTACTTCAAGGATTGACCCGCCAGTGTACGGGCACATTTGCCCTCACTGCCAAAAACGCTATGGAAATAGGCAGGAATATATTACTATAGTTCGATGCAATACTTGTCCTGCTTTTAAGGATTCTATGACAATCTACCCTGTTAATTATGGTTATAAAAAGCGAAGGTCAAGAGCTAAAGGATTTTAATGGGTGGCAAGCGTGGAGAGGATGCCGGATTATACCGTGACTGGTATGCAGAGCCTTTTTATGTCTTCAGAGAAAATGACCCCATTGCCTATGGATTTATCTGCCCTCATTGTTGTAAGAGATACGGCAAACCAAAGCCATACATTGACGTGGAAAGATGCCAGGACTGCCCTGCCTACTATCCTGGGATGGAAATAAGTTGGAATATTAACAAAGCCACCCGTGAGAAGCTTAAAGAGCTTGGATATTTTAAAGGCCCGCCTCGGGGTGGTAGAAAAAAGGCAGTTTCTATTCAGACAGAATAATGGGCAGCAATGCGTGTTCTAACGCCACCACAATGCTTTCTTCTTTAGCCATGGCAATACCTTCAGCGCAGCCCGATAGGCTAAATATGGCGTGGCAAATCTCATGGAGTAAGACGCTGCGCCAGTCACAGCCTTTTTGCAGGTAGATAGTCTTATCATCATAGTTCCAAGCCCCGTAAAGCTCCTCACCATTGTCTTCAAGGTAAGGGATGATTCTGACTTTAACCTTGTGGCCAAGGATCATGACAACTCTGGGAGGTCTTTTTCGCTTAAACAGAGATGGCTTTGCCATAAACTACCGTCCTCCCATTTTTGACCCGTAAGATATCTACTGATGACTTGCCTTGATTATCAACGTGGAGTAACGCCATAACTTGCTCCCAACCTGTTGGGGTTGGTTGATGTGCTGTCTCGCTCTCATTGCTGCCATGCCCAAGACTGATTGCAAAATGCTCACCGTCCATTATGTATTGAAAGCGGTGGGTATGTCCAAAAATGATATTGGTACGGTACTTAGCAAGGCTTGTGGCTGCGCAGTGCTGATTGAAATAAAAGCCATGTAACAAGGTAGTATCGCCGATCTGGCATGAGTTCCATTTGGTGTATCGATGCCAATACCATTTATGGCGGCTTGCTTTATTTCTTAATTCAATATTGAGAAGGCTCGGCCAGTCAGGGACTAGGCCATGCAGATCCCTACAATTGCCCGCAATGTAGCGGCTAAGACGATGCTCGTGATTTCCTTCTAGTAAATGAATTGAGGCACCCGATTTCAAGTGCCTCGACCATTCATTGAGCATTTGCTTGTAGTCTTCAATATCGTCGGCTAGTAAGTTGCGCCTTGATGGGTCTTTTGAATATGTGCTTATTTGAAAGGCATCAATGGCATCACCTAACTGGACTAGGCCATCTACGTTGATCTCTTTGATTATTTTTGTGGCAAGTTTTATATACTTCGGGCAGTGATACGGGACGTGCAAGTCACTCAAAATTAGGTAGGTCTTCAATAGTAGGCCCCCCGAAGGATGTGTGCGTTGTATAAGTTTAACACACATCGGGGATAAAAAGGAAACCCGCCAATGGGCGGGGTGTTTCTAATTAAGTGCGCTGTCTTTGAGAAATTATTTTTTTAGATTTTCTGTTATCCCTAATTAAAACCATAATGGTGTCTATTTCCATTAAATCAGATTTTTCATCAAAATCTTTGTATGCGTCCTCCTTAAAATCCCACCTACAGGTTTCAAGTAATTTACCTGATATTAAATCTATTTTATTTATTATAAATATATGGTGATTCATATTAAGCCCTCCTAATTTCTATGCGATCATGACTTGATTGCTTCTCAAATTGCTTCAGCTTTTCCCCAAGCTCGGCAGCCAAAGCCTTCTTGTCCAAGTCGGTGCGCATGACCTCGGCGATCAATACGATGAAATCACCTGCCTGTAAAGCCGTTTCGTCGCCCATAATGTTGCGGATGGCGTCTTTGATGGTTTCCTCTTCTTTTGCCATTTCAGCCTTGGCTGACCTGATATCGGCCAGCCTTGATATGATCTTGATGGTGTCCTTGGATGTGGTCTTTTTCATGTGAATACTCCTTTATACGTTTAAAAGTTTTAAAATTCTTTTTTCCAATTTTTCGATTTGTTCTTCACATTCTTGTTTTTCTTTTTCGGTCAAAGATGAGTAATCAACTCCAGCCAATTCGTCAAAAAATTCACCTACAATAGTCACTTGGCTTGCTAGTAATCGTTGCGCTAGTTTTTTGGCCGTTGTTTTTTTTCCGCAGTAAGTAATCATTTTATACCCCCTTGTTTGTTTTAAACCCGATCACTAATTACGTATTAGTTATCGGAATTTTTTTAAAATTGCTGAGATTATTTTATAAATCATTAGAAACATTGACTTATTTTATGGTAATTAATGTCATTATGTAACTTATTGATTTTATTAGGCATGGAATGGCATTGAAACTATTGGCTTTTTATTGGTAAAATAGGGTAAAAGCTGCCTGTGGTGGCAACTCGGATGGCCTGAGGCCAAAGGGTACAAACGTGGAAAATCTCAAGGATGAGAAGCCAGGTAAAGCTGGACGCCCAACCAAGCAACTTGATTGGGAACAGATAAAAAAACTCTGCTACATTCAATGTACGCAGATGGAAATAGCCGACATTTTAATGATTCACGTACAAACATTAGATGCCGCTTGTCAGCGGGACCATTCTATGGATTTTTCAACATTCTATAAAATCCATTGTTCACAAGGCAAAGCAAGCCTAAGACGCCAGATGTTTAAGTCTGCGATGAAGGGCAACCCCGCCATGCAGATTTGGTTATCTAAGAATTATCTCGGCATGAAAGAAAATTGGAACTTGCCCGATAATATTGCACCCATTATGCTTGCTTACAAACCCACTAATCAGGAATTGCCGCCAGAGAATGATTCTCAGGTCATAGATATTCCTGCAGAGGAAAGGATGCATCATGCCACTAAAGAAGGGCAAGAGCCAGAAGACGATCAGTGAGAACATTAAGAAAGAAATGAAGTCCGGCAAAAGCCAGGAGCAATCGGTCGCTATTGCGTTGTCTTATGCTGGCAAGTCTAAACCAAAAAAGAAAGGTGCTAAGAAATGACTTATTTAAAACTTTTATTTGAACTTGTAACAATGCCTTTTGTCTTGGTCATCGGCTCAGTTGTTTATCCTCTGCTTTACTGTGCAGATAAATGGGTTGCCTTTCTTGATATTTGCTTTATGGAACCAGTAAAAACTGTTCAGGTTAAAACAAAGAAAAAAGTAAAGGTTAAAAAAGTAAAATGATGGAAAGCTTGGCCCTGATAGTTGTGACGATGATTATAGTCATCACCTTCTTTGCAGGATTTTCCGGCTTCATTGTCGGCGATAATGTTGAGAGCAAAGCACTAATCATTGTCATCGGCGGATTGCCAGCTATCGGGGCGGCTGTCTTAATTGGTAACTGGGCAATCTTTCTTCTTTGGCTTGTTAGTTATATCTGCGGATTTATGGTTGGTAGGATTTTGCAGTGATTGGATCAACCCCAACACTCACAGAATTTAACCCAACAATCATACCATTTCAAAAGCAAGTGATTGATGACATCGCTGGCTATGACTACAGCAAAGGCACACATGAAGTGCTTTTGTCTGGATCTGTTGGCTCTGCTAAGTCAATCCTCATGGCGCATATTATAATCAGGCATTGCTTAGAGAACAATCGTGCAAGGTTTCTAATTGGCCGTAGAGCGTTGCCTGATCTCAAAGATACTCTTTACCTAAAAATACTTGAGCATCTTGAAGGAATAGATCAAAGATATTACAGAGTATGGCATAATACTGGCAAGATTTGGTTTGTAAATGGATCAGAGATTATAAGCAAATCTTGGGCTGATAAGAGATATAGCAAGTTGCGATCTCTTGAATTGTCTGGCGCAGCGATTGAGGAGTTAACAGAAAATCATGGCGATGATGAACAGGCTTATCATGAGATCAAAATGCGTGTGGGACGTTTACCGCATATCAAGTGCCCTCTTATTATTGCTGCCACTAACCCTGATTCACCTGGTCATTGGGCTTATAGATATTTCATTGCACCTAATTCTAATCGCGAAAAGCATCCTACTCGCCATGTCTTTTATAGTCGCACAGAAGATAACCCATTTCTGCCAACCCAATACATCAACCAACTTAAAGCCGACTTGGACCCCAAAAGGGCCAGAAGGATGCTTTACGGGGAATGGATTGAGATTGCAGACGAAGTCATCTACTACCAATACGACTCGGCATCTCAGGCTGATAAAGCCATCTGGCGACCACGGCCCGAAACTCCCATTCTGATTAGCTTTGACTTTAATATCGGTGAGGGAAAACCATTATCTGCACTAGCCATGGCTTATGAAGATGGCTGCTTTAATGCGTTTGATGAGGTCATCATTGACGGAGCGAGAACTGATGAGGCTATGAAAGAGTTTTTTGACCGTGGGATCATTGTGCCAAGTAAACAGTATGAGATTTATGGCGATGCATCAGGCAAAGCTAGACATACCTCAAGTAAGCGAAGTGACTACGAAATAATCAAAGAATCACTTGATCGGGCTGGCATCAGTTACAAATACTGCGTTCCTTTGTCAAATCCAGCAATTAGAACCCGTCATAATACTATCAACGCATATTGCAAGAATGAGCGTGGAGAGGTTAGACTATTCGTTCATAACTGCCCAACATTAGATCAAGGCTTAAGGCTGACGGCATTTAAAAAAGGTGCTAATCTTATTGAAGATGACTCAAAAAGATATCAGCACGTTACAACGGCACTAGGCTATTGCATGGTACGCAAAATTGCAGACATGACCCGTGGCGGCATGAGGTCCACGGTATTATAAGGAGCTAAGATGATTGACCCGAAGCTAGTCAAAAAAGTAGTACAAGCACAATCAGATACCATGCAAGTCAATTATAAAATGCTGGACATTCTTGAGGGCAATCTTGAGCCTTACATTGTAAGAAATCTTGAGCGTTTACTTTCACCAAGAGTACTGCGCTATGCCATGGAACGCATTGTGCCTATCAATATCATTCCACGGTACGTAGATAAGCTATCCAACATTTACCAGACCGGAGTTATCAGAGAAATATCGGACGGCAATGAAGCAGATGCAGAGCTTCTTTCTTGGTACGAAAAACAGACCAATGCCAATATGATTATGCACCAATCTAACAGGCTCTATAATGCCTGTAGGTCTGCATTAATTCATCCTTACATCACAGAAGATGGGCCAAAGATTAGAGTAATACCAAATGACCGCTTTGCTATTTTCTCAGACGATCTAGTCGATCCAACCAAGCCAACCATGGTTATCTTGCTTGCTGGACGTGATGCTCAGAAACGTGAGATTTATTGGGTTTATACCAATACAGAATTTGCAGTAGTTAAGAGTGATGAGACAGTTGATTATGCTGCAATGGAAGAGCTTGGCTTGGCTGATGGCGTCAATCCATACGGTGTGTTGCCATTTGTTTATGTAAATCAAAGCGCACTAAAGCTAGTCCCTGTGCCTGACTTGGACTCAATTAGACTAGCTGAATACGTACCTGCAGCATTGACTGACTTGAACCTGGCCGCTTTGTTCTCTAGCTTCTCAATCACCTACATCAAAAATGGCGAAGTAGCAGACCCAACTTATGCGCCGAATGCTCTCTGGTTTTTAAAGTCTGATGACCCTGAGAAGGATGTTGAGATCGGAACTCTCAAGCCAGAAGTTGATTACCAAGAAGTGCTCAACCTGATTCAGTCAGAGCTTTCTTTGTGGCTTGGATCTAAGGGAATTAAGACAGGATCAGTAGGACAGCTTGCGCCAGATCAAGCCGCATCCGGTATTGCCAAGATCATTGATGAGGCTGATACCTATGATGTGCGCCAAGCTCAAACAGTTTCCTACGCAAAAGCAGAGCATGAAATGTGGGACATGATTTTGCATAAGATGCATCCAATTTGGGTAAGTCAGGGCTTAGTAGAAAATCGCACAATCTTCTCAAGCACTGCAGAAGTTGTGGCAAGGTTTAGCGTTATCCCAGTAGGAACACAGCGTATGCAGTTGATTCAAGAAGCCCGTGATGAGTACGCTGCAGGTTTTACTACTCGCAGCCGAGCTATTCAAATGCTCAATCCTCAGATGACTTATGCCCAGATTGAAGAGTTAGAGCGTGAAATTGATGATGAACGTGGCATTAATCTTGAGGCTAGAGAAGGTGAGACTGGCCCTGTAGAAACTCAAGAGGAAGACAATGGCGACGAAATGGCAGAAGATCAAGATTGATTTATCAGGTTATGGACTCAACCCTGACCAAAAGGATGAGGTTGCCGACCTTATCATTGAGAGAATTGTAAACCGTACAACTAAAGGCAGAGATAAAGACGGCGAAAAATTCCCAGGTTACTCAAAGTCATACAAAGAGAGCCTTGATTTTAAAGTGGCTGGTAAAAAAGGTAGGCCAGTTGATCTGCAGTTGTCAGGCGATATGCTCGCAGCCCTAGAAGTTTTGGATAAAACAAGCCGCAGTGTCACTATTGGCTTTGAGCCAGGTAGTGAGGAAAACGCCAAAGCTGATGGTAATATCCGGGGGACATATGGAAAGCCCACGCCAGATCCAAAGAAAGCTAGAGATTTTCTCGGCATTACTGAAACGGAGCTTTCTAAGATAATTAAATTTGTAAAGGCTCAGTAATGAGTAGTCAGCGGCAATTTGCCAACATTATAAAAAAGCTAGAGAAATCGGTTGAGCAATCGATCAGCAAAGCTGCCTTAAAAGAGGTTGGCGTTTTTGCTCGTAACTTAATCGTTAAGCGCACAAGGCTTGGCTACGGTGTTAAAAAAGACTTTGAAGCCAAGTCAAGGTTAGCTAAGTTAAGCCCAAATTATATCAAAAAGCGCAAGATGTTTGCTGGCTTATCATCAAATACAAGCCCAAGCAGATCAAACTTAACTCTGACAGGTCAGATGCTTGATAGTATTATCTCTGAAACCAAAGACAGGACTATAATTATAAAGCCCACAGGTAGACGTGATGACGGCAAATCAAATGCTGACATTGCTCGCTATGCTGAAGAGGGTGGACGCAATAGGCCAAAAAGGATTTTTCTTAGAATTTCTCAACTAGAATTTAAGCAGATTGTGAGATTTTATAGAAAAACCTTTGGGGATTTGCTAAGAAAGAAGAAAGTGATATAATTTTAACAAGTTTTAACCATGGAAGGTGAACTGTATGACCGATCAGAAAGCTCCTGTGGAGCAATCTGGGGAGCCTGTGGCGCAACCAGAGAATCAAGAAGCTAAGTCGACAATCGCTTACGAGACACACCGAAAGCTTTTGGATGAAAAAAAGAAACTGCAAGCACAGCTTGAGTCTTTTTTAGCCAAGGAAAAAGAGCGGGAAGAAACTGACGCACGGAAGCGTGGTGACTATGAAGCTCTGCTTAAGGCTCGTGAGGAGGAACTTGCAAGGGAACGTGCTCAGAGACAGGAGTTAGATGAGCGCATTACCCGTGGCATGAAGTTGACTTCGGTGCTCGAAGCTCTGGGAGGCCAGGTTGACCAAAAATGGTATAAACTGATTGATACCGATGAGGTAGCAGTCAACCCAGAAACTGGAGAGATCGACAAGATGACCGTTGCTAGGGTGGCTGAGTCACTTAAAAAGCAATGGCCGGAGATGGTTCAAAAAGTTACTAAGTTCCCAGCACAAGCCCCACAAGGCTTGAATGGTGGCCCTGGTAAAATAACTGAATCAGAATGGAAGACTCTCAAAAATTCTGCCGAAATGAACAAGTGGAGGCGGGATCAGATTATCTGGGGACAATAAATTTAACTAAAGCCAAACTTTCAAGGAGTGAAAAATGGCAAGTACAAATCTAACTGATATTGCAGCACAAGTGCAGAAATACTGGTCTCCAGTAGCTACCAAACAATTGCGTGAAAGCCTATTGTTGGGAAGCATTGTAAACAAGGATTATTCAGGCGAGATCCGTAAAGGGGGCGATCAGGTCCGAGTTTATTCCATCCAGAGCCCCTCGGCCACTACAAAAACAGTAGGAACAGTAGACAGCAATACTTTTTCTCCAGCCGCAATTTCTACAACTTATGTAGATGTTAAAGCTGATAAGCACGTCACCGCTGCTTTTGAATTTGCTGACGAAGTTGAGCTGATGTCTTTGATCGACCGTGAAAATCCTGAAGTTATGGCTTCATTGGTTTTTGCCGTTGAAAAAGCTGTCAACTCGGCTCTTTATGCTGCTTTGGTTCCATCCGCAGCGGCTCCAGATCATCAAATCGTTGCTGCCAGCATGGATGCAACAACACTTTTGCAAGTTCGCAAATTGGCTGCACAAGCTAAATGGGATCAAGCAAAAGGATGGTATGGTCTTCTCGATCCAAAATATTACAGCGATGTCTTAGCGTCTCAGACTTTGATTAGCTCTGATTTTGGCGCAGCTGATACTCCTGTTATTGGCGGACGTGTTGGCCTACGCCGTTACGGTATGCAACTAGCTGAAGATAACAGCTTGGCTGAAGGTACAGCATACTTCCTACATCCAGATGCTCTTTTGATGGTCATGGCTAAAGAAATGTCCATCAAAGTGTCTGACCTTCACGCTGTATCCAAACACGGGATTTTAATGTCAGTAGACCTCATTTTTGGAGTCGCCCTTGGTGTGGAAGGCTCGAAGAAGGCGGTTAAAGTCACAACTGCTTAATTTAAGCTAAATCTGGGGTGGGGCTTCGGCCCTGCCCCATTTTGTCAGGAATGTATGATTGCGTTTGATTCACTAAACCCATACGACACAATGGGATATGTAGTTGGTAGAGATCCAGGTGACTTGGTGCAAAAGCTAAGAGAAATCAGGACGCCAATTAAAATCCATTTCATTGTGGCACAAGGGTCAAATCATGTTGCCTACTTTACGGGCGATGTAAAAGCTAAAAAGGTTGAGTCTGATGTCAACACTGCCAAAGTCAATACAGGATCGAGAGTACGAAAAATTCGACCTCAATGACGCTGGCGAAGTAGTTGTTAGGACTACACTCAGCGGAGAAGTGTCAGGAGAGTTTAGCCCTAGTGGGCTTAAAATATCCGGCAAAGTTACAGAAGTAGTGTTGTCAGATACAGCCTGGACTGCGCTTCCACCTGTGCCTTTAACTAATCGCAATGCCATAAATATACAAAACTATTCAGGCACTCAGATCAAACTTAATTTTGATCCGTCAATCGCCGGATATGTTGGCATTATTGTAAATGACCAATCAGAAAGAAATTACGACATAAAAGACAGTATTTTAATTTTTGCCAAGGCAGAACTGGGAAATCCACAGATCATTGTGGAGGAAGTTAGCTAATGGCTTTCGTAATACCTATTGCAGCCGGTAGTGATTGGCATTGCGGCTGGAGTACGATACCATTAAACACTACTGTGAAGATCATACAATATCGCCAGAGTGTTACTTTTGGCGAGTTGCAAATAGAGGGTACATTGTTGCTTGAAGGCACGTTGATCCTAGAGCCTTAACCAGAGGTTGAAATGTCAGATTCTAAAATCAGATTTAATGGCATCCAAGAGCCAGAAACGCCAGCGGCCAACCGAGTCTATCTCTGGTATGATGAAGATGACCAAATCTTCAAGATTAAGCGTGATAATGGAGTAGCCGAGCCTTTAGTTGGTGGCACTATCGTTGCCAACACAGAAAAACTTCTGTGCGTTGTGCGCAATCAAACAGGCGCAACACTACCAAAAAAGACTGTTGTATATATCTCTGGAGCTAGTGGTAACAGGCCGCTCGTAAGTAAAGCACAAGCAAACTCTGAAAGCACTAGCTCAAAAGTATTTGGAATATTGCAGCAAGATATATTGCACAATGGCACAGGTTATTGCGTAGTAGAGGGTCAGCTTCAAAATGTTGATACTTCTATGTTTACTGAAGGCCAGCTTTTGTGGCTTTCACCAACTGTTGCCGGTGAATTTACTACAACAAAACCAAGTGCACCTAATCATTTAGTATTTTGCGGCTATGTTGTCAGATCACATCCAACTGAAGGCATCGTAGAAGTAAAAATTCAAAATGGCTTTGAGCTTCAAGAGCTTCACAATGTTGCTATCAATGGCGTTACAAATGGACAAGCACTTGTCTATGAATCATCTACGCAGCTTTGGAAAAATCAAACAATATCAATTCCACCGAGCAACATTTACACAGTTGAATATTTTACGCTCGATGCTCTGAATGTTTCATCATCAAGTATTACATTATCTCATACACCTACTGATGCAAGTGCTGTAACCATGGATGTTATCAGCGGAAGTGCACAGATTTACGGTGAAGACTACTTTGTAAGTGCTAACGTGGTAAGTTGGGATGCTACTCCGCTTTATGGTATATTGGATGTAGGTGATAAATTAAGAATCACTTACACACGATAAAATTTAAGGAGTAACCATGGCACTCGTCAAAGGTAAGTTTGTCGATAAGAACCTACCGATTCAATCTAATAATGATCCGGTAGATCCAAAAGATTTAGCAAGAAAAAGTTATGTAGATGACAAGGCCGCCGCAGAAGCTGCCGCTGCATCTGCCGATAAACTTCCGCTTTCTGGCGGAACAATGACAGGCATTCTTGATATGGATTCTATTTCCATTATCAATCTTGCCGATCCTGTTAATCCAGGTGATGCTGCACACAAGCAGTATGTAGATGATGGCGTTAGTGCTGCCAATCTTTACACAGATACAAAAATCGGTGATCTTGAAGGTCAGCCAGATGTTGTATCTCTTGTTGGTTTTGTTGCTGGAAACACTATAGCAGCAATTGAAGCACAAAAAGGAACACCAGGCGGATTTGCATCATTGGATGAAAGTGGACTTGTTCCATCAAGTCAATTGCCAGGATTTGTGGATGACGTTG